AATATTTCTTCTTCCATCTACATCACCCCAAAATCCTTTAATCTTTTTTTAGCAAGGTCAATGTACCATTCCTTATTCAATTTTTTAGGAACTTTCACCCCATTGACTTCATCATTATATATAAAACAATGTTCAGGTGAATTTGATATTTTTGCTGGTCTTCCTGTTGTAGCATGTATTTTTTGAACACCTTCATCATTTAAGTCATTAGATGCAAATATTCTGATACATTTTTCTTTTATTTGTTTATTTCCATGAATAATATGTGTGTATTTACTTGATATTTTTGTAACAAGTTGGAATTCTTTCAATTCATCACATTCATTAATTGTTTTTTCGACTGGTACATTGTGAACCATGTATTCAATTAATGCCTTATTTATAATTGGTAAATCATAATCAAGATTGTTTAATTTCTTAACATAAGCACCTTTTGACTTATATTTACCTTCTGCATCAACAATAATGTAATTGTTTACATCCTTTTGAAATACCTTTCTGAATTCATCAAATTCCAAATTTAAATGTGTTCTTTGTTCCCATTCATAAGCAATATCATCAATCAAATCAAAATCTTCATATTTGTTCATTTTTATTAAAATACCATCTGTATTTGATTGAATTATTTGACAATGTGGTTCAAGTTTTTCAATTAAATCTAATAATAACAATTGCCCATATACACAAACCCTATTTGCTTGAAGTGGGTCATACAATCCATTGTTTTTATCTTTCATAACACCATATGTTGAATTTAATACTAATTTTAATGGTGCTTGAAGTGGGTTTTTCTCTTTTTTGTATTTCAATCTTGTATGATAAATTTCTTCATATTTTTTTGGGTCTTTCATATTTCTACTATGTAAATTGTATTGAATCATTAATGAAGGATATAGGGATGCAACATCCATGTTTAGAAAATACCCTTCACCTGAATATTGTGGAATCGCACCATGTACACCACCCCAACCAAATTGATGTGGAACACCTGCAACCATAATATCCAATTGATTTTTCTTACCATCTTTTTCATAGCAACGATTGTCAAGATTTTTATACCAATTTACAACATCTTTGTATTTTTCTATTTTTAAAGTTGAAGGAAAATCAATTTCAAATTCATCATCATGTTCTTTTTGGGTTGCTTCCAAAATAATTGCAGCCAATTGTGATTTTGTTTTTGAAATTAATGATAGATTCAATGGTTTCCCTTGACATGCTAGTTTTACCAATCCCATATGTGCTTCAAAATCTGATTTTCTTTGAAGAAAAACTTCAATTGTTTGTTCAACATCATGTCTACAATATTTTACTGTTTCTTGAATTTCTTCTTCTGTAAGTTTTCTATCTATATCAAAAGGAACTGATGATTCCTTTATGTTGTTACCCATAAAACCTTCAAAACTTTTCAACCCCCTATCAATATTTGACATTACATCATAGTTATTTAATGGTATGTTTTTAAACAAAGATGAAAATTTCCAACCAGGATTTCCTTTCACTATGATGTAATCATTTATTCTTTTCGGGTCAAAACCACAAAGGATGCCTTTCAGAATGTATTGGTCATAGTGTCTGCTGTTAAATCCAACCCATATATCATTGATATTTTCATTATAAATTTTTTCTAGTTCTTCACTATTATTTATAATTACATGTTCTTTTTTGTTAGTCATATCAATAATAACAACCAGCCAATCTTCTTTGAAAACTTCAAAGTCATAAAATAACATTCTTATTCACACCCTTTCTTTATTTATTGGGGGAATAAATCCCCCTTATTCAATTAATCTTCTAGTGTATACACTTCTGTGATTTCATAATTGCTGAAATCTTTTTTACCTTTTGAATATTTAAGTGCATATTCAAAATTATTGTCTATTGCTTCAAATATATCCATTATTAAGTTTGAATATTGTTTGAATGTTTTAAATTCAACATTTGGTGCATCATTGCCCATTTCTGAAACCATCATTCTTAATATTTCATTTACTTTGTGTATTTGGAATCCTTGTGTAATTACTTGATTGTAGAAAATTATGCTTCCTTTATATTCACCTTCTGATACTATCTTGAACCATATTGAAACCATTGGGTCACCTTTTGAACTTGCTTTTAATTCCATTTGTTGAACTGCAACTTCATATTCACCATGTGGCACTTCTTTATAATTACCACTTCCACCATTTTCTGCTGCTTCTGCAAAATCTTTTGCCAATCCTTCTGTGTCAACTTCGTTATCCCATTTATCAAAAATATTTTTTTCACTCATTTTATTTCACCTTATTTTTAACCTTTCTTTTATTAATGATTTATGAATGCAACTGTTACTTGTAATGCTTGTTCTTGTGTGAATCCTGCATTTACATGTGCATCAAATAATTTTTTATTTTTCTTTGCTATATCATTGATTTTGTCATCAATATTTCTTTGTGGCGGTTTGTTACCTTCTAAATGTTCAAATATTGTTTCTGCAATTATTTCTTCAACAGATTTTGCCATGATTATTCACCCCTTCTTTTTCTTGTTCTTGTTGCCTTTGGTGCTTCTTCTTTCTTTTCATCTGTTGTTTCTTCAACCGCTTCTGCATTTTCTTTTTCTTCTTCCAATTGATTTCTTACTTCTTTTTCTGTTGGCATTGCCAAAGCATCTTCAATTGTTGTTGGTGTTCCATTCGCCATTGTGATTTCGTTCATTTTTTCTTCAACTTCTTCATCAGTAACTTTTGTTTTTCTTCTTGTTGTAGCTGTTTTTGGTTTTTCTTCACCTTTCATTTTTGCTATTGTTGATTTATTTGCTTCTTCATATACTGTTAAGAATAAGTCATATTCCAAATCAATTTCATTTACTGATGTTGTTAATCTTCCACCACCAAATACAACTTCATTTGATTTGAATGATAAAGTTCTTTTGTTATCATCTGCAACAATTCTTGCAACCATATCAACCATACCTGCGACTTTGTTTGCTGCTTTTTCTTGAAGATTTGGTTTGATTGCTGTGATTTTATCTCCACCTTTTTTTGTAATGTCTTTTGATGCATCTTCATGTGATATTAAAATTATGTTTTCATAATCTAAATTCATAAGTCTTTTTAATGTTGATAAAAATTCAGTTCTAACCTTGTCCCATGCTCTAAATGAATCATCACTTTCATGTGTTATTCCCATTTGGTCATACATGTAAAGTCTGCAATATTCATATGTATCTTCAAGTAAGTCAACAACAATTGTTTTGAAATCATTTTCTTTCTTTTCTAACTCTGCAATTGCTTCTTTGAATACTTCCCAAGCAAATTTTCTTTGTGTCATTCTTCCTGTAACTTTCACTTCATCCTTAATTGGAATGAATGGTGCATCAACAAATTTTATATTTCCATCTGTATTTAACATTAATGGGTCAGGAAATTTGTTTGCAAATGTTGTTTTTCCACTAAATGGTGAACCATACAACCAAAGTGTTTTTTTACTTATTTTTTCAATATTTCTTCTTTCATTTTTAGGTAAATTCATAAAATAATCATATCCTTTCTTACAATATTCTTGATATTCACACCAATTACACAACCAACCTTCTTCTTTTTTAAATTCTGTTTCTTCTAGCATTCTTTTTGTGTTAGTTAAAAAGTTAATTATGTATTCAGGGTTATAATCAATTTCTAAAAATTTAATTTCTGTTTTTTGCAATTCATCTTGAATTCGTTGTCTGAAATCACTTAATTCTTCTGTTTTCTTTTGTCTTATATTGACTTTTGGTACAAGCATGAATTTCATGTTTCTTATCTTTTTACCAGGATGTGTTTTTTCAAAATAATATTTATATAAATGTAATTGTGGTGAATCTTTATAATGATAAACATTATTTGAATATTTAAAATCATAAAGGTCATAAACCGTAGGTTCAATCACTGAATTACCAACTTCATCAAATAATTCTTCGCCACTAACTGGTACTAACAAATCAATAAATCCGATAAAATCTTCATCTTGAATTTGTACTTCGTACTCACCTTGTGGTAAAAGTGCCTTTGCTCTTGGAATTTGAAATTCAAGTTTCATTGCTTCATTTATATGTTCATCTGTGATTACTGTGAAATTTTTGTAATATTCATCTATTGCAGTTTTCACATCTTTTTCAATTCCAGTATGAAGTGCAGTTCCTAAAAATAATGGGTTATCTGCATTGTCAGGTTTTAAAACTTCGTATTTATCAATGTATCTTAATTTGTATCTATAAGGACATCCTTCAAAGCATTCCACCCTTGAATGTGATATTTGCATTATTTTTTCACCCCCTTATCAAAATTGAATTGTTCTTCATAAGAAAATACATGTTTTGCTGCTTGTCTTTCTTTTATTTTCATAATGAATTTTTTGAATTCTTCAAATTGATTTGGGTATAATACA